AAGGGCAATCTTGCCGCCAGAAACCGGATCACCAAAAAAAGTTTTGCCGATTGCTTGTCTTAGCGTTTCGCCAAGTGCGCCACCAGCACCAGCAGCAGCCGCACTTGCAACAGGTCCACCAGCAGCGCCCAAAACAGCACCAGCCGTGCCGCCTGCAATCGCCGGAAGTTCACCCGGTATTTCTGCAATGAATTTTTTTATTTGCTGTGGCGAGCCCTTCGGTATTTCCCTGTAAACTCTGTTATCATTGCCCAAATACACAACGGCCCCGCCCGGTATCTCTTCACCGGTTGCCGGGTCTGTTTTCATGATTCCATAGCGCTTTCGGGCTTCTGCCAGTGGCGTTGATGGAAAACGCGAGCGGGCAAAAATCTCAATTTTCTTTTCGGGGTCTTCCACAAAACCGGTTTTTGCGATTGCGCCAAATCCTGCCGGTTCTTGGCCTGTTGGAGCGAATTCGGTCAGTGGTTTCCCTGTAATTGTGCTGATTGCGCCTGTGGGCTGTTGTGCTTCGACTATGCCCTGACCGCTCAAGAGCTCGCCGCCTTCTTCGATTCGTGCAGGCACCCCGGCTGTTGTCCCGGCTTTTAAATCGGAAATAGCTTTTGCATACATGCGCTTTTGAAGCTCTGCAAGTGCTCCTTGCCGGATTGGGTCAATGGCTGGCTGCTCTGCCTGTGGGGCTGCGGTAGCGTCGGGCTGTATAGGTTCTTGCTGGCCTTCAACGGGTACGCCGCCAAATCTGCCGCCGCCCCCCGGCGTATCCTGTTCTATCGGTATTCCACCAAAGTTATTAGCCATTTACGGTTTCCTGTACTGTACGCCGTCATCAATATAAACTGATCCTGGAGCCAAAGCGTCAAATTCGCCTTGTGTCGTTACGGTTGGGGGCGTTGCCGGGTCTTTTGCACCGCCGACGTAGCCCTTTAGCTCATCCGAAAAAATAGATATTCCTTTAGGGTCAAGGCTGTTGTCTTTCGCGTATTGGTATCGTCCCATCATCAACCGGCCTTGCTGCAGCACATCATCCATCTTTTGCTTAAACACCGTCGGCCCGTCGGCCATGGACGGCATAGATTCTTTAAGGCGTTTCATCTCGTGTTCATTCACAGCTGCGCCCGACACTTCAGACAAGAACATATTCAGGTTGTCAAATGTGCGCCGCCTGAATTTTGAATACTCTTGTTTTGCTCTTGTTTGCTCCGGCGATAACGACCCGCCAGCCTTTTCGAATACATCTTGCCCCCATTGCGTAAGCTGCTCGCCATATGTCAAAAAATCATCATTGTAAGATTTTTCTATAAGGTCAGCGCGTGCAACCAAGTTCTGGGCATCAAAAATTTTCGCTTCAATCTTGCTTTTCGTCGCTCGCTGCAGCCCTATACTTTTCCCTGCGTCCGGCCCTTGTATGATCGTTGTCGAGCCGTCCGAGTTCGTTCTTATGGCAAAACCGCTTTTTTTAGCCTTTGCAAGCTCGGCTTTTTTTATTAAAATTTGCTGTGCATCGGTTGGCGAAATGTCAGATTTTGGGTCGATCCCTAAAGACCTCGCAACTAGGGCATTTTCTCCCGACATCCCGCCGCCTTTTTGGAGCGCACCCGCCGCAAATTCTGCCGCCTCTGCTGGGCTAGTCTTTTTAAGCCCTTGATAGTATTCATAATTTTGGATATCGGCCGTCTGCTTCTGCGCCGTTGGCCCGCTAATAGCACTCTGCAAACTTTTAAATTTAGCCGGATTCATCACGGCAAGTTCTATCCCGGCAGCTTTTCGCCGCTCATCTGGAGTCGTAAACCGATCCATAAAGCCGTCTGTTTGAACGGATCCGTCAGGCTCGACCCCTTCTTCTTGTAAAATTGCTTGTCTCTCGCCAACAATTCGGGCGGCGTTTTCGTCTGATGGATCGGCGTAGATACCGGCCAAAGAATTTATGTAATCGTCTTCAGTTCTTTGGCTTTTAAAGCCGACTGCGTCTTTCATTGCTTGCCGGAATTCAGGATACTTAACCGAGACTCTCATCATCTCGTCCACATCATTTGACTGATACGCTCGGCCCACTTCGCCCTGGATTTCCTCAACCCTCTTGACGGTTCGGGCTGCGGCCGCTTCTTTATTTTGTCTCGCAATTTTTCGTTCGCGTAAATCACCGGCCTGCATCATGAGGCTAGAAAGCCCCATAAGCGTTCCGCTTGTCGCCTGTGAAGGCGTGATAGAAAAACGATTTGCCATGATATTACCTTGATTAAAACATGTCTTTTATTCGGCCAAGTGTGCGGCCAATATCTGCGGACGGCATCGCCAGCGAATGCAACCCCATCAAAACGTTCGACGTTCCGCTGCCCTCTTTGACTCCGAGCTTCGGGAGCCATCTTTTGCCAAGATCCTGCGCCGCTACTTCACCGGTCACGATATCCTGATAATGTTTTTTTCCACCGCGCCGATATTTATCTTTTGCGCTCATTTCATTGGCAAAGATCACCGCCGCAAGTGCTGCCCATGGGCCCGCCGCGGCTGCCGCTCCACCGATACCGCTACCGCTCGCTGCCGCTGGTGCTGCGCCAACTCCAGCCCCAGCGCCGGACGCTGCCCCCGCTGCTGGTGCCGCTGTTGCTGCTGCACCACCTGTGCCGCCTGCGCCCCCAAATGATTTCATGAGTGGTAAAAGCGACTGCAGCCCACCTAATGGCGATTGCTGCTGTTGCCCTTGCGCTGGCCCTGGATATTGCAATCCGCGCTGGTAGTCCGGTCCCTCCGTGCGTCTCTGTGAATGGGTATATTTAAACACTAGGCGGCCTCCTTCAATATTTCGGGTAATATCCCAAGCCTGGAATAATCGACCAGCAAAAAGTGGTTCCTTAAACTTACAGCTTCAGGAGCTTTCTTCAGCACTTCATCAGCCATAACACCAACGGTTTTTCCGGTCAGCCCCATTTTTTGGGCAATCGGATTCCATGCAAAGCTGTAAATGTTTTGACCCATAAAATACCCGATTTTCTTGATATTTGTTTTTAAACGCCGATCTGAAAACATGCTGTATGCTGAAAGACCAAGTGCGCCAAGGCCAAGAAGATTTTGAGAGTTTGCAGAAGCGCCTTGCTGGTATGCTTGCCCCGCCGCAACTTGCCCCTGTGCCGTTGCTGTCCCTGCGCCAAGCCGACCAGACGCCAAGGTTTGCCCGACTCCCGCCGTTTGTTCTGCAATCATCGGAGCCAATGATGGCAACCCGGCAAGGCCCTGCAATCTATTCATTTGTTGATTATATAGACCCAGCATCGACCTGTTTTGAAGTTGCGTATTATAATCATAAAGATTTTCTTGCACGTTTCCGGACCTTAAGCCACCGGTTGCTGAGGCATTTCTTAAGATCGCCTCCTCCCCGGCGTCGCCCCCGCTTATCAATGCCGCATAAAGCGGTGAGGCTGTAATCCGGTCAATCTCTGCCTGTTCAATTTCTGCCCGCGGCTGATCTTTGATAAGGCCAGACACACCAGAAAGACGCGTTATTGCGGCCTCTCTTGCTGCCTGGGGGACTTGCTCCCGTTCTTTGAGGTATTCGAGCGACTCGCGCTGTGACTGCGCTGCAATCTCGGCAGCGTCGGTAGTCGCTCCGGCCTGTGTCGCTGCTGCCTGCGTGGATTGCTGCGCTGCCTGTTGCGCCGGTTCATTGCTACCACCGCCGAATATGCTACTGACTGCATCGCCTATAAATCCCATTACTTGAACCTCGAATATAGAGTGAATTCATTAAAAACCGCTATTTTATCAAAACCAAAATGCTTTATCAGTTTTCCGACTGACTTTTTCGTTATTTTAGCAAAAATCACTTTGCACCATTCCCATTCGGTAAAAATAAACTCGCACCATTCCGGGATAGCTCGGCGCAATGCCATCGGTGTTTTTGTGGCGAAATGTGTTGTTATTGCAAGCCCTTGCCGCGCTGCTGAAAAAAATACCGTGGATTTCGTGGCATGCCACCGAAAAACTTTGTGGTTTTCATTTGTCGGCAAGCCGATGTTTTTATTTATATTTTGGATGATTTCAATCATATAAGTTCTTTAAAATTAATCGTGCCGCGGTAGTTTTCGGCCTGACCGATTGCCGTGACGATTAACCACATCTCATCGACATTCCCCAGCAAGTCCTTGCCTATTTTCAGCACACTTTCTATTTTCTGTGTTAACGAATCGGTATTATTTGAAAAAGAACCACGCCCCAAAACGATTCCGTCATCGGTAACAGTGTTATTATTATTTTCGGCGTACTCTACCACGCTGTTTGTCACGCTGTTCCACGTAACGGTCCCCGTATAGGTTGGATTTATAACGATTGCCCACAGCGTATTGCTATTTGACGTTGAAATAATTGACAGTTGTGCGGGCTCAATTGTATATTCAAAATTGTCTTCTGCTAGGCGAATTCCAATGAGCAACTCCGTAACATCTTTTGAACAGTTTATATCTGTTGAATTCTGCACGCCGTTCGGTATGCCATTTGGATTAAACCCCCCGCCGGAAACAACGCTTGAGCACATAGCCGACATACTGCCGCCGCCGCTGGTAGACGTGATTTCATAAGCGATTCCAAGGTTGGCAGTTCTCATATAAATTTCAGTAAACCCGCTGACGCTCGCATGTTTAAACGCATGTACATAATCTACCGTACCTTCAGGCGTGACAAATCCGACCAGGACGACACCAACACCAAGCCATTCCAGCTGCCCGGTGAGTATGTTGGTCGCGTCGATATCAAGCTCGAATCCAGTTTTGCCCGTTCCATCAGCAATATCAAGGTTCCAATTGGCTTGTGTCGCTGTCTCGGTGATTACGCCATTGTTTACAATATTCCAAGATAATATACCGGCGTTATTCTCAAAGAATACGCCGTTTTGTGGAGCGTTGGTTATAGTAACCAACCCGACATCATCATAATCAACGAGGCCACCTCTTTTGCGTTGCCCTACTTCGGTAGACCACATGCCAGTCATAAAAAACTCATGACTTTTTGCAGGCTGATATTTAAACCGCTGTTTTGTCTGCCTGACTACATAATCGCCCGGCGCAACCGTCGTTAGTGTTTTCTTTGACTCGCTTCGCGAATAAGCGCTTGTAGCCGTGCCATTTAATAATTCAGCCCAAAAAAGATCGTCAGAAATTCCAATTGTCAATGAGTTGTCAAATATTGAAAAAGGTTCTGCAGTTTTTAGACGTCCAAAGGCGTCCTTCTGCTCGTCAAGGGACACAAGGAGATTCCCAAATGGGGATGTATTTATGTTTGTAAATTTGCCCGCTGGCGTTTTTCCGGTCAAAACTGCCTTTGTCAATGTGGCATCATCATCGGCAAATATATCATCTTGTATCCGGTGTGAAGAAGCCTTGAAGCCGCTTTTTTTAAGTACCGGCTGAAGTGTGAAACTCGTTTGAGCAATCAGCCCGTTCGTGTATTTAATCCGCACATATCGCGCTTTTGGGCTAAACGTAAGCTGCTTCCCTATATCCGCCGTTATTGCAAACGGGTCAATTTTCAATACTGTCGAACCGTCAGCGCTCCATTGTATTTCAAGTCCATCGTCGACACTCGTCTCGTCTGAGAATACGCCGACTAACAAGGTGCCATAATTTAACGTATCCGTCCACACACCAGTAAAAACGCCCGATATACCGAGTGGCGTACTTGTCGAATTAGCAACGTCAACAATATTTTCCTGAATGATTTTAAGCTGTTTCGACGCATCAACATCGGCCAGGTTTCCGCTTGAACCACTTTGTATCTTTACTTGTCGGATTAAAGTCATTACCACCAGCCCTCAGTGACTCCAAAGTTTATATCAATTATCTCAGCATCATACATTGGAAATGGAGATGTATCGCCGAATAGTTTTTCTGCGCCGCTCGGCGTGGGCAACAGGCTATTCCCACTGGTTCCTGTGTTTGTTAATTTATACCGCTTACCACTTGATCCAGCCGGAAGGTTTGCAATAATCGCCCCTCCGTCTGTGTCGGCAAATATAATCTCATCGGTTGCAAGTACCGTGTATGGCGAATCCGCAAAAACGATTCTTTTCGTTGCTGGCGGGTTGGTTACGATCCCTGTTACGACTAGATTTCCGGTAATCGTGAGAGTCACCCCGTCCCACAATAAATTTGCATCACCGATGATATACCCACCAGAAACAAACGTCACCCTATCATTCGGTATAACCGTCTTATATGCTTGTGGAAATACTTCACCATTTATATTTAGTGCCGGTGTCGCCTTGTCCCACTGAAAATTTACATCCTCTGCAAACTCTGTCCCGTCAACATAAATAACCGACTTATCAGATAAAATTGTTTTATACGTTTGCGGGAAAACCGATCCGTTGATCAAAAGTGTTTTGGTAGCGTTTATCCATTTAAAATCTAAACTGCTTGTCGCATACTTTGGTGCTCCGCTGGATACATACAGCACCGTTGTCGCCTGTAGATCCGTTTCAAAATTTTCAAGTTTTTTATCCCCAGTTTCGTCTACTGCTTCGGCAAGGGTAATCTCGTTGGCTTTTATGTTTAGGTAGTCTTCTATCAGCGCCGCTGGCCACCGCCCATCAGTTGACCTGTTCAACTCATCAGCGCTCAAAACAACTTGATTTTCTCTTATTTTCTGTGTTGTAGCCATTTAGCTTACGTCCATGATCATCAATCCGAAAGCCATCCGTGAGCGTGTCTCCCCGCGGAAACGAAAACCGACCCACTCGCGCGCATAACCCAGCACCCGCCGTATAAATCTTTGATTTAAATCGCCCGGATTGCTGTATAGCTGGAACCATTCAGCCACATAATTTGCGCCATCATAAGTTAACGCTCCATACAAATATGCATCGCTCAATGTGTTGCGGCCGCGAATGGTTTTGAGTTCGACTTTGTTTATAGAAAGCGTTTCCAAATTAATCAGCGGCGTATAGAGAAAAAAGCGGTTTAGAGCGTCATAATTTGCGAAAAGGTCATTGTTGATTGCGCCAACCCGGCCATCTATTTTATCACCATAAAGCCATTGTTTATTATCGGATATCCGGCTATCCACCACGCCATTTATGCCTCTATAGTTTGCCCCGGTACTGTCACTCTCAAGAATAGTCCAGGCTGCGGCCTTCCCCAGTCTTTCCCCTATGCTGGCGTTGAAACACAGCGTTTCATTTGGTAAGTGTACAAGAATAAAAGAAACGTCCTCATCCGTTCGGGACTCCATGCGCATGCCCGCAAGTTCCGGTTCACTGTAAGCATTTATAATTTTGTCAATTTCCCGCGTTGATATCTTCACAGACTTACCGACATCAAGAATATGGACACCCACGTCAGATTCACGTATCCCGCCTGTTATATAGAAGGTCCCGCCCGATTCACATTTGGCATGAGTTGCAACGATTCCAATTTTTTGTGCTCTGCTTTTTATTCTCTGAAATGCAAAGTTGTCAGTTGCCACATTTTCAAAGTATTCGGTAGAATATCGGCCAAAGACGACAACCTGATTAAATGTTGTCTTCATCAGCCCGAGCGACGGATCCGGCATAAACTCAGCCGTTGCGAATTTTAGCGGATCAATGGCCGTTTCGTCGGCCAGGTCCGTATGGTAAAGATATTCGCCATCCGTAAGGAAGTAATAACCGTCAATCCATACGCCGTCTATAGGGCTTCCTAAATCCGGGTCAGTGACTTCGACAAAACCACCACCAGGAGAATAAAGAAAAAATTTTCCGTCGGCAATTATGCCCTGTGTATTGAAGCTGTAAAAATCTTTCATCCTGCATTGAGACGATCCGGGAACTGTACCGAGCGTAACCACGGTTCCGGCAGAAGAGATTTTGACTAAACTCGTTCCGCTCACCCGGTAATGATCACCAAATCTTTCGTTGTAACTCCCCGCACGGTCAATGCCCGGAACAGTGGCGAACTGCTCAAGCCCCGGCCAAGATAACAAATAGCCCTTTGCGCCGAGTATTTGCTTTTCCACGGCGTACATGTTCACCGACAGAGCGTCCCGGTAGTCCGTCTCCGGGGTGTCTGGTATTCTGTCGCCTTTTATGAGGGTTATGGGAAATTCAGGCAATTAATCGCCTCTCAATCGTTTCAGTTTGTCCGCAACGCGGACATAGTCCGAGCCAGTTGGTACTCTCTAATACGACTCTAACGTCTTCATAATCCGATCCGGCAATTGCGGCATATAGAAGCTGCTCGACCGAAAGGCCACAAAATATTTCGCTTTCGTTCTGTAGATCTAGCACTATTTTTTTATCATTTTTTTTCATGCAAAATCGCCTAAACTGTCAAGTCAACGCCGCCATGAGCCTGCAATAAGAAGCCATCCGCAGAAATAAGATTAAATCCATCCGCAGAAATAAGATTAAAAAGATTACCCTCTGAAGTTGAGATTTCCGCCGATTCTGTAATCGCAAAATTGATATTTCGGGTTATAATCCTGCCAGCTGATGTTGTGACGGTGATCTCAACTTGCTGGAATGAATTGCACCCAGCGGAATTGTCGGCCCTTATGCGATAATAAATATCCGTGGTGGAAGTGGGCCAATTGCTTACAATCGTCAGGCCATCGTCTGATCCGATATTGTATGTTGATATCCGCTCTCCCGCCTCAAGATAATATTCGAAATGCTCCGTAAAGTCCTGAACATCCCCAACAAACATTTTATTGGTGGCGCATTCTTGTGGCGCTCTGGCTGCAGGGGTATAGAACCGTCTGAATTGTCGCCCGTACCGGTTCCCAGATCCGAGGGGCATTCTTGCAGAATATTGTGTTGTCCTTACAGTGGCGCTCTGAGATAACAGAAATGCGTATTGTGCGCTGCTTTGGGCGCGTCGGTCGGGGTCAACGGGTAGTTTAAAGTTTGGCATGAGGCGAACGCCAAGTATTGCCTCAAAAGCAAATTGATATTCTGGTTTTAACCCGGATAACGAGTTTTCATCTGGTGTGTCTTCAAAGTGGTATCCGACGCATACGCCACGTCCAAAAAATTCGCTCGCCATCATTTCAAGGCGGCGCAATGCAAGCATGTTTTCGGATGGAGTGGCATCGGATATTAAATCAGTTATCCCCATAAAAGAATATGCACCATTGATAATATCAAGCTTTCTTGTCGGAAACTGGACGTCGCGTGTAAGTGGCGAGCGTATTGCTAAAAGTGATGATAATTCCTGCTGTTCTTTTAAAAGGGCGGCATCCGGTTGCTCGCCTTTCCCGAAATTCGAAAACAGTCTGACAGCAAGGTTAACCTCAAAGGCATATTTATATTTGCGAGCAATCCCAGCGGCTGAGCTAACACTCGGATTTACTTCAAAATTGTATCCTATCTTGATATTTTGCGCTTCGAAAAGCTCTGCCATATCTTCAAGGCGGTTGAGGGCAAGAATATTGTCGGTCGAACCTGGATCAATCATAAGCTGTGACGCATTCAGCAGGCTGTACGCTCCGTTGAGTAGATCAAGCTTTCGAAATGGGCTTTGTATTTCACGTAGAAGCGGGGTGTGTGGAAGGAGAAAAGAAAAAGATTCTTGCTGTTCTTTTGCCAGATTTCCGTCAGGAGCTGCACCTTTTCCAAAGTCGGAAATAAGGCGAACCGCTAAATTTGTTTCGAATGCGTATTTATATTTTAGTGCGATTCCAGCGACTGAGCCGATAAGCGGCGTTGCTTCAAAGTTATAATCAACGGCTATATTCTTGCGCTTCCACTCTTCGGCCATTGCTTCGAGCCGGGAAAGCGCAAGGGTATTCTCGTCCGTTGACGGCGTTACCGTAATTCCGGATATCCGCATCAATGAATATGCGCCGTTGATTATATCGCTTTTTAAAACAGCCACTTGTTATGCCTTCGGGTTAACTTTACTTGTTATCGCTCTGTTCGGCTTCGTGTCTTCGGTCTTCGTGTCAAGAGACCCTGCCAAGTCTTTCAAATCTTCAAGGGCTGTTCTTTGATCACCGATCCTAACGCCCTTCAACGCTTCTTCCGGTGAAAAGGAATATTTTGCGTATGTATCTTTGTTAAAATGTAAGGGGTCAATGCTCTGTGCTTTGTACCCTGCCTCCTCACTGTCATCTTTTATATATACCATCACTGACATTTTATCACCTCCTGAAAAGCCGGGACGGAAACAAACCGTCCCGGCGTACTGTTTATTATTGGTTGCTTAATATTGGTTGCTTAATATTTTACAGCAACTCCGCAGTTCCCCGGATCGTTGATCACCACCCCCCATCGCGCCGTAATACGAAAATCAAAATCAAGCGTAATGATATCGCCCTTGTACATGCAATACAGGGTCAACCCGTTTGATAGCGTTTTCGTAAGCACGTTAGCGGCTTGATATGACTGAAAAAGTTCACTCGGTATCGTTCCCTTGACCACGGTAACCGCGTCCTTTTCCCAGAAAAGATTTGTCTTTGCGGATGCGTCGATATTCATCCGGTCCATTGTGGCCCCGGCTAAAATCCGAGTGTTTACAGTGGATGAAGGTTTTTCGGCCACACCGAGCGCCGGATCGTCAAATGCAATCGGTTTCGGAAAAATTGTCACGTTATTGCCGTTGATATCCACAATTGTGGCCGTGAACGGCTTCTGCGTGGTGACTTTCGTGTCACGACCGATCCACTCGACAGGAACCGCAGCGTTTGCAAACTGCACCTTATCACCTACGGCATACCCGGACGCATCAACCACAGGAATGATGGCTTGCCTGTAATCAATCGGCGTCCTTGCTCGCGTCGCCGGGTTGTAAATAGTACCTTCGGGAATAAACGATTGAGTGCCGACGACCGTCGTTGCCGGATTCGCCCCGCCCGTAATCAGCGGAAGAAAAGAACCGGATAAAATATCATAGTCGGCCACATCCGTTCCAACCATTCCCTTTTTCCATGCGTATTCCTCCGGTCGCCCGGTAAGATTGTCTTTATTCGCCAAATCGCTGGCGTAGGCTCTTTTTGTCGGGTTGTTAAGTAAAAAATACCGCTTTAAGTTCACGGCCTGTAAATCGTCCTGGAGTTCCTGCCCCCGGCTGATGAAGTCGAAGCCGTTTGCATCGTTTGCCCGGATATAGTGCGCACCGTGTGCGGCAATGGTGTTCGCAATCTCGCTATTTAAATGCGACGCCATTTTTTTTACAGACGCTCTCTGTGTCTTGCGCCAGTATTCCTCTGTCCGCAAGTCAAGGGCTTTCTGGTTGACCAGATCATTTTTTAATGTTCCGAGTGTGTACGGACACTGTTGTTCTACAATGCCGCGCGCCTGTCCACTCAGGTCATCGCCCTCGATAATGCGTCCGTCCTGCTGGACCGGTACCCAATATTCATCATTGGATTTTTGCATCATGCCCGGGTCCGGAGTATTCGAATCGCACATATCAAGAAGTAAGTCTTGAGTCTCGAAAAATTCAAGCGTCGATTCCCATATCACTTCAATCGTTTTCGCTGCCGTTAATGCCATTTATTTTCACCTTTTTCCTTTTACCATGCGGAAGTGTCTGCCCCTGCTGCCTTTGCCCGGTCCTTGAGGTCAAACGCCTGCTGGGTATAACCATTGTTTTTGATTATATCGGCGTATTCCCTTTTTTGGCCCCCAGCGTTGGCACCTTTCGTGCCATCGCCGCCGTGAACCGTTGCTGGGGGAGGGGCATTGCTTCGTGGTATTTTTATATTTGTTAATTGCGCTTTCAATTCGCCAAGATACATCGCGGCCCTTATGCCGCTTTTATCCTCTCTTAACAGATTTGAAAGCATTGCTTTTTTTCCGGCGCTCACCCCGACCGCGAAAAAAACTTTTTCCGATCCTTCACCTGTCTTAGATATGAGCGCATTCGTTATTCCATCACCACCACCTGGCACAACCTCATCAATAGCAGCCCTTACGGCCATATCGGCGCTTTCGTATTTCTCCGGGCTGATTTTATGTTTTGTAAAAAGAGCGGTTTTTCTCGTTTCGTGAGCAGCTAAATCTGCTTGGAGTCGCTCGTTCGCTTTTTGCTCTTCTCGCTGTGCCGTGTTCGCCGCCGTATGCCCATTTATACCCGCCGATACTTGACTGTCTATATACTTGGCCATTGCCGCCTTGTAATCAAGCCCATCATGAAAATCATCAGGGTCAGGAACGTCGGTAGTGGCTGCACTTTGCGGTGGAGCGATTGCCCCAGCCCTCAAGGCTTCGTTTTCAGCCCTCAGCCGGTCGCTTTCGGCGGTGGTTTCATTCAATTTTTTTTTCGCAGACGATAGTTTTCCGGTCACGGCGTATAGTTGTTGTTCAACCGATCCTTTTGCTGGTGCCGGTGCTTGCTCATCGGCTTCATCTGCTTTCATCCATTCAGGGACTCCTATTTCTTCTTCTTCACTATCGGATTCGTCAGCTGCTTTGCCGCTCTCATCCGCTGCATCCGGCAATACCGGCGTTTTGTCCCCTTGTGGTTTTTCTTTTTCCTCAAGATTTAAATCGTCGCCCATGATTTTTATCCTTTCATGTAAGGCGTTTATCTGCTTCCCGCAGCGGGTTGCATTTAGTCAGTTTGCTTCTGCATAGTACCCTAATCAGCTTCGTGCGTTCCTTCTGTCCCTGCTTCCTCGCGCCTACTGGTTCTGGCATTAAGCCAGTGAAGCGCCTCGTCAAGCTTAGTTATTGCTAAAGCATTTTCTCTACAGGCAAATTTTGTTTGATAATATTCAATTCGCTGTTTCGCTGCATAAATTACCGATTCAACAAAAGCGCCATTAGGCTCTTCCCTTTTCTCACCTCTACCCAGCGGCCCATTCTGCCACACGATATCCAGCATATTCCCGGAGACATTCCCGCCTGCGGGGTGCCCTTTTTCATCGTAAACGTTTTTCCATTGTGGAATTATTAGCATCGTTCCCCCCATTGTATTAAGTATTGTATCCGGTTATCCTCCCGGCAAGGTTGCGTTTAATCGGTTCGCCTCCGCTATGTGCTGCGTGGGTGGCTGGGGCTTATTTTATCCCGACTTTTAGCTCTCACGGCCTCACGACCGCAAGCACCCCGCAAGATATAACCGGATAGGCCAATCATACACCCACCTCCGGCATAGCCATGCCAAAAAGCTCGTCATCGCTCATCGCCGCAAAATCCGGAAGCACAATTTCTTTTTCTTTCAATAAGTTATCAAGCTGCACGCCGGTAGTCTCAGCGCCAGCCTTATCAATGGTCGCACCTGCTTTTTGTGCTTCAATTTGTAATCTCATGCGCTCATTGATTAGTTTCTGCTCTTCGATCCTCAGCTTTGCCTTGGTGTTGGCGTCGTCGAGCTGCATTTTTATACCGGCCTGCTCCGAATCCATCATATCTGATTGGCCCTTTAGCAGCTCAGCTTGTCCTACAAGAGTAGCCGCGTCGGGCTGTTGCGCCTGCTCTGCCTGCTGTTCAAGCAGCGCTTTTTCTTCGTCTGTGTCCGGCTCTGTGATGCCGTCAAGGATTAATTGTTTTCTCGCATGCTTGCGGATATCGTCGAAGTTTACGCCGTCTATCAATTCAAGACGCTTTAACATCAGCGCTCGCCGCATCGGATCATCCGGCGGCATAGCAAGAAGCATTTCGCCAATCTCTGATGATGTTTGTTCTTTTTGGCTGGTATATGATTTCCCAATTTCTGAACGAACATCAAAAGCAACGTTTCTCAGGTCATTAAGGTAAACAATATCGCCACTATCTTCATCAATAACGGCTTCCATGATTTCAATCTCTTTTTCTGTACCATCCGGTGCCATGCCTTTGACTTTTCGCGGCACATCATAGATTCGGGACGCCATTGATATATAAATCTCGGCGTCCCGCCTTTTTGCATATTTAAAATGCCGCTGAAAGAATGCCGTCTGCTTATCAAGCTTCGCCGTAAGCGCGTGGATAGCCTTTCCTGAAACGTCGGGATCGGCTATATCTTGCGGGACGCCGGGGTCTGCAACGTCTGAGATTGCTTCCGTAGCGAGCGGGAGCAGCGCCGCCACTGCTGGCGGGATTTCAGCGCTTGTTGTTTTGCCTACAGGTCCACCCGGCAAAGGGCTGCCATCTTCAGCCAAACGATTTTGCTTTGCATATGGGTAATTGTCATCTGGCCCGTTTATATCGAAATATTTTTCTTGCCCTGCTATCTGCTCTTCCAAATAAATGTCTTTCGCCCTCGGCGCTCTGGCTGCTAAGTCCGCAAGGTATGAATACAAAAGGTTCCGCAGCATAGCCGGGTCTTTAGCGCATCGCACAAGCCCGCGTGTTACCGGCTCACCTTCAACATACGCATACTCCCCATAATACGGAATTATCGGTATATGGTCGCATGCGATCACCGACTCATCGAGAATAGCCGCTCCTGATGCGATATATTTTGTGACCTTCCAGCTTTCAACTTTTTTCTCGTCAACCACCTTGTATCCAAGCTGGTCCATATCATCAAGGACGTGCTCAAGCTCTGACTCTCGCAAAATCATTTCTTGCCCGAAAGGGTTGACCATCGTCAAGATCGTTTCTTTTGATTTTTCCCTGTAATAAAAATCAACTACATATATTTTTTCTGACTCCCCGCCGTAGCTCCAGGGGAATTGATAGGAGTGTTCAGGATATGCAAAGTCGGCGGCGCTTAGTTTTTTGTGGCCGTCGTAGCTGTCGATATCCTCGCCGGTTAACTCTTTGACAAGGTCTTTGTATCCCTCGCTGCTGTATGGCTTGAGTACAGATACATATTTTGCGTCTGACTTATCAATCATTTTGGCGTTAGGATCCCAATAAACATTATTATTTGCTTCGTATATTGGGTATCTCCGGATAACTTGCGCTTTGTCATCCGTGAAATTCGATTCATATTCGTGCCTCAACTCCCACGCACCAGTGCCGCAAATTACAGTTTCCTGTCTTGCGTTCTCATATGCAAACAATGATGTGTTGTGATTGTCGTCAGCCCTATATATTTTATCCGCTGTTTCTCCAGCGTCTTTGCGGTCTTCATCACGTGGAGAAAAATCAATCTGTATTGGGTTGGCCTCTTGCCCTTCAATAGCATCCTTAACAGCCTTTCCTAGCGTGTCAAACTCACCTTTAAAGGCAAGCGGACATTCTTCGATGAAGTTCTCCCACTGGCCGCCAACGACAAGCTTGAAAACCATATCATGGGCACCGTCACGCCGGTTTGTCTGGCCGTGCTCAAATGCTTTGTCGTGCAGTTCTTTGAGTTTTGTTAAATCCATTGACATTTATTTAACTCTATACCATCGCGTTGTTTTCTGGATCCCCTCGTCAAATATGGCCGTAATGGTCATAAGTATGTGTGTATCTGTGTCGTACCAAAAACAATCTTTTTCCGGCAATTCTTTTTCATTTAAAATGGCCTGCGCGTCGCTCATCGCTTTTTTTAACTCGGCTTTCATTATCTTCTTGCCCCTGATCCCATTCGGCCTAATGTTTTCGGTGTGATTACTGGTCGTTTGATTCCAATATTTCCGATTGGCACGGCAAACCTTCTCATCATGTAAGCATATCTTGCAGCATCAAGCATATCATCCATAACCTTTACTATCTTTACTTTCTCAGCGCCTTCGCTTGTTCGCACAAGCGCCCTATGATATTGCCGGTGCTCCTGCATGTATTCGGGTTGCCCGCGAAAAACCTTATAAGTTCCATTGCCTTGTCTGGTACTTATCTCATATAGCCCATTGCCGACAGACACACCACCATTCGGCCATGTGGCATGCTCATGAAGAAGAGAAAAGCCCGCATTTATCCAGTTTTGTTTCTGCTGCATGGCAACATCTTTGCCTTTTTCGCCATTCAATCCGTCAGCGGGCCACGCTACAGGGACAGCCGCCGCCCAATGCTTAATCGCTCCCCATGCGTTATTAGCGCTACACCGTGATTGTTTCCACGAATTAATAACATAGATTATATCATTATCCGGGTTAATCGCCAATTTAACAAACGCTTGCGGGTGGTGGTCTCCGAAATCCATGCCGATAATCACCGGCCAAAATTCAGGAATCGGAAACGGAGCACACAGTATATAATCATCGGCTATATCGTATATGCGCCCATGTCCGAGCATGGGTTCGCCCTCTGATCTCATTTTGCGTTGATACGCTGGATATTGAGCGAGAACCCTCTCTTTTTTCTCTTCCGTCATGTGGGGGGCTTCATTCCACCCCACTTGCATATATGATTGAGCTTTTGACGGCGTATCACTAAATTGAATAACGAGTTCGGTACGGCCATTCTCAGGCGTAAATGTATAAATTATTCTACCGCCCTTGCCATTGTCACCGTTAATTGTCCGGGTCAATAGCTGCGGTCTTATGCTCTGGTCTTTTGGCTCTTCATCAACATGCACCCAATCAACAACATCACCCATGATTGCGTGCTGGCCCTGCGTGTATGACCAAAACTGAACGACTGATGTTCCGCCCTTATGCTTAACGCGCACCGTCCGCATGGCATTGACTGTACCCTGTGCGGACTCCCAGCTTATTATCTTGTCGGCTGATATCAACCCGCCGTCAAAACCTTGCTGCGGTGTGTATGCCCCGAATAAAGCGTTTTGCAACAGGTCTCTTGATTTCTCCATAGAGTAACCAAGGCACCAAATAACCGGTGGACTATCAAATTTATAGCCGGGGTAATCTTCAGGGTATTCGCCGGTTAGGTGATAAGCGTCAATCGTTGTGCCTACTCTGGTCTTGCCGATCTGATTTGCTGCACACAGACAGCTTTCAAAATAGTTGGCTGTGTTCTCGCAAAATTTGCGCTGCCAATCGTACCACGCGCTGTAATATCGTGACAGCTTCGCCGCTTCGTATCTGCGCTCTTTCTCCTCAAGTAGCTGTATGAGTTCTATTTTATCAGCCTTCGTCATCGCTCTTTGACTGTAAAACTTTTATTCGTTCGTCAAGTTCTTCGGTTGTCGCTGAATTGAACTTATCTTTGTTTGTTGTCTCGCTCCTATCTTTCAGCCCTAAATCACGGGCAATAATGCTTGAATTATAAAGCCCTACCGCCGCCATATCGTACTTCTGCTCATATATAATATCTTCTACGTGTGTGACGATATTAATAAAATCTTGTTTTATTTTAAGGTCTTCGTTCTCTTTCAGCTTTTCAATCACAGTCCAATTGCAAACACCGCAAAATCGCGCAAACTCATTTTTTTTGAATGGTCTTGGTATCTTATAAAAAACTGTGGCGGCGTCTTTTCCCTTAAAATCCATCTTTTCAATGGGGTTATCAACACACCACTGAAAATACTCATCCGCAGCTTTAACCAGGAATTTAGGGTCTTGGATGATCTTTCCGCGGCCATGCTTCGACCGTGCTTTCCAGAATTGATTGCCTTTAGGTGCTACCATTCCAACCACTCACTATTTTTATATTTTTGGCTGGGAATGCATGGGCTGTCATGTCGTTCTCCCTAAACCATTCGTTTGCCGCTTTTATACCTCTTGCAATCGCCGCTTCAACGCTCTCAAACTTCAATGGCCTACCGCCTGCGTGCTTTTCTTTAGGTGCTTCCATTATTCCCACATATGCCGACAAAGTCGAATAGTTATATCCATAAAACCCTCACCATCGCCTAAAAAATCAAGTCCGATATCTGATTCTATCCCGTCATAATACCCGCATAGGCAATAGTTGTTGTCGTATTCTCTTCCGCATTCGGGACACACTGCTTTACTATAAGAAAAATAATTCAAGTGGCTCATCTCAAGCGGCAAGGCGTTTTGTAAGGCTTTAAACTTTTCCCTTGATTTAACATTTCCGTAAAAGCATAACCGACATTGTAATGCCTGTTCGTATGGACTTTCTCCGTGTACATCGAAAACGACAACAGCATCGTGAGGTATGGAATAATCGTTTGCCGTAGTCTGTAGGGCGTCACGTATGTGTTGTGTGAGTTCGGCTTTCACCTCAGACACGGGCAGATATAACAGCAAATTCCACAAGTCATCCTTGTCGCCTGTTCCATGATTTGTGATATCGCCACCGTATACTATTTTAGGGTAACGTCTCATTTCAAATAGCTCCAAACAGTAAGCCCAGCAACCCCAGCCCCGCAAACAACGCCGCTTATTGTCCACCCCACAAACAGCAATATCCCCATAATGAGAATCAGGAACATGTGGATTGTGAAAACGACCGGCCTTTTAATTTTCTTTTTGTTTTCCACGACCTAACCTCTCTTTTCAAACGAAAAAGAACGTAATCGGCTTCAAGCTCGACCACGTTTCTTTTCGATCCAACTTTTTTATTTTTTATAGGATACTGGATAATAAGACCGCTTTTTGCCAGGTTTTTTATTGCTGGTTTTCTTTCCTTGATGCCCTTTTTTCTTACCGTAAGCCATGATTCTCTCCATTTTTTATTGTTCGCAGGGCTTTGACTCCACAACCAGCGGTTCAACCGTTCTAACTGATTAAAAAACAAACGCTGGACGCTGCCCGGTTCTTGCACCCCACAGCCTGATTTAACAGGAGTTTGTAATGACAAAGCGACTATAACACGAAATTACTTTTAAAGTCAAGGGCTTTCCCATCCTGCTTCCCTAACACGCTAAATAGTGAAGCCCAAATGATGGTTGAAGACATACCCGGTCGGCAATTTTTCTCTTGTTTTCACCGCCTTTCCGCCCGTATCCTTTCTCATCCATGCCCTGTGTGTTATCTCCGCGTTCGGCACTTTCGCATAAAATCCACACGTTGCCACATATCCAACATCGTCGGCCATACAACACCCCTGCTGCCCCTTACGGCACGTCCTACATTTCTTGAGCACTCCTTTACCTCCTTATGTGTACCATGCTGCCAACACCAGCAAAATGGTTCAGCACTTATTTATATTATTATATCAATCCTTTATCAATAGCCAGCCATTCAGGTATAGATATTTCCGTGTTAAATTCTCCCGCGTTTTCACTTACCGTAATTTCAGATACCTGTGATTCCGGAAGCCACATTTCTTCTCCGGTTGATTCCTCGTGAAAAAGAATCGCCATATCAGTCTCCCGTACGATCTTGCCCATAAAAAGGTGCTCGTCCCTATCGTTGTAACCCATCTTGCTACTCCTTTCACTATGTTATTTCAAGCCTTTTAGCTGGACGGAGCAAAAATCCGCTAATCTGGCACACCCGCCGCCGAATCCGGCACAGAATCAAGAATAAACTTTACAAATTCATCCCCACCGGCAACATGCGCCCACCCTTCAAATAAGCCATCAAAGCTATCCCGCGGATAAATCGGCATACCTTCAGGGTTGCCCCACATTGCCCCGATACCGCCGATCCCGTTAGTTTTATGATATTCAGGGAATATGGCACCACCCGGCAGCAAGGTATATTGCCTTATAACTAGTCTGCTCCCGCATTCGACTACAGCACAAAATTGCACGCCAAAATAGGTTTTTCCCTGTTTACACACTTGCATTCCATTTTCTACGCTCACCACTTCCCCCGCACTATTTATCATAGCTTTGCGGGTACGGTCTCCAAAGTTTTGAATTTTCGGATCGTGCATTTGTTTCGTGAGGAGCAGAGAACCAGCGGGAATTGTTGCACCACACATTTGATAATAAAAATCGTCCACGCCATCAGCCCCCGCAAGGGCGATAGGAACCAAAAACACCAGCAATACAAAAATCAACTTTTTCATGATAGAACCCTTTCTTTTTTGTTAACATCCGGCAACCCAAAAACCAGCCCCCACGCATCCCGTTTATGCTGGTTAGTGTTGCCACCTTTCCACCCTGTACACCCGACGAAATCTTTATGGCCCACGTTGACCAGGCTATATTTTGTTGGCCTAATTAACTGATATTTAACTTGATTCATCTCGAAAAACTCAGCCCACAGCGAGCAATCACGCTTAACCGATCCAACATTTTGAGAACGCCGGTCACGCTCCGCCCCTCTCAATATTCCAAAAGTCGGTTTATTTTTCCGTGCGTCTTCTATCCTCACTTCTCTAATCATCCCGATCCGTTCGGAAAAAAAAGCGCATGCCTGCCAAAATGTGAGGCTGTGTAACTCGAATTCTGACTGGGAATAATATAAACAAATCCCAGTACTTACGCCGGGATCGACCCCAATAATACACTTTCTGTCACTATATTTTGCTTGTTTTTCCATGCCTCTCAAACCTCCCCAAATTCACCACACGCAGCGTTTATCTTTTTTGCTGTGCGTGGTGGATAAAAATTGTTTGCGTTTAACTGTGAAAACCTCACGCACTACCTGAGACCGTATTCTCCTATAGTCTCCCATGAGTCGTAAACAAATTCTTTTTCATCTTCAAAAACTTCGAACCCATCTCCTTTCCCTATTCTGTGGGAACAGGTCCGATCCCATCAAGGCTATGATATATATAGTTGGTCAGACTCATCCCTTTTCGCCCTATCCGATTTACCCCGCCATCCCGGAACGCCGTATACTCGGCAACCGATACAGGCACCTTTGTTCTCGGCTCTGTCTCGCGAATAAAAGCGTACCTGCATTTTTGTTGGTCCCCTACGCGCCGATGGTAGATATCCCCGCCGGTTTTATAATTTCCAAAATCATAAGAATATGTTTCTCTATCCGTAAAAAATTCTCCGTCAAATTCTTTATTTACCTGGACTACCTCGGAGAATTCTTTTTTTGTCGGCAGCCGATAAATATATTTACTACACTTCGACAATTCCGCAGCAGCTTTCACAACACAGCCGTATGACATTCTTTCAGGATACGGCCAACACTGGCCCGGCTTTGGGAAACACCACACTTTTCCGGTCTTATTATCCCTGTGATACCTCCCGTTTTCGTCGATGGGTTGAAAGCGGTTAGCTTCGGACTCCTCTTCGTGTCTAATCATAGCCTCCTCGACGCCCCAACACACACAACTTTCCGGGCATGTTAAGACGTCTCCTCTGTGTGTTTGAACCGCCGCCGATAGCGATGCATATAATTTTTTTACTGATATCTCTGATTTGTCAGCGGGTATCGCCCCCGGCTTTTCATCATCCGGATATTCATCAATCATCGTATCTATCATGGCTAACAACCCCGCCACACCCTGCCTACATGCAATAATTTTTTCAAGCTCAGTCATGGTTTATTAACTCCTTCCTTTGCGGCAAGGTATAAAACCAAATACCCCGCCAAATCTTTTATTGTGTCGTCTGTGGGCTGTGCGCCCTTGATTATACGGGCCAGCTTGTCGTCGATCCTAACCCGTATCTGTTCCGTTGTGTCTGACTTTGCAAATATACGTACAGGCTCAAAGATACTTGATCCATACCCCTTGTTTTTTTCTACAAGAAAATTTGCAAGCTCCTGGCATGCATTTCTTATTTTTTGCTCGTCTGGTGAACTCATTTTGCTTCTTTCTCCATTGATTTCAAGCACCGCTTACAAACCGCATACCACGGATCCGGTGAAGCCGACACACGGCTATTTTCGTTCCATATCGGCTCGAATCGGATGGCGCCGCAATAGCTGGACACCTTTTTTTTAAACAGTGCCTTGGCTATGTGGCTGCGTTTTGTTTGGTGCAGGTTGATATACATTGTGTACGTGTCGCTGAAGTCTGCGCCGGGGCTAGTCATTTTGATTGCTCGCTTTCTCGCTCAGATTTCTTTTTCACACAAAAACAACACGATTCACACAATGGTTCGTGTTTTTGCCCCACCTCGTGGCGCATCCAAAGTGCGTCTTTTACGGCATCGCCGCTTAACAGCCTATAAATAATGTCTTCTCTTTTTGTTGTCTCGCCGGACACCTCATCAACAAACCTAACACACTTCACGTCAACATTTCGGATTTCTCCCTGATCATCAAGAATCAACGCAGTCGAAAAAGAAATGCCCGCCTCATCTGAATATTCACCGTCTATCCCAAAATCCAAAAGTCGTCCCGTTTTTTCGTTTTTCCTATCCGTTACCAGCCTTCCGTCATCGTTTTCGTATGAGTGGTTTTCCCAGTATAAGACTTTTTTTAAAAATAATTCTTTATTCATTTTTTATCCTCCGCGAGCTTAAATTGTTTACATCCACCTCGATTTTTCTGTCGGCTTTTTAAAACTGCCACAAAATCCGTGCTTTCTACCACATTTACAAGCATAACCGTGCATTCTACGCAGTATTTCCGGGTTGTCGGAATAACGACCGCAGTATGAGCACTGACCATGAGCGCCCGCATCATGAAAATCTGTTGCTTTTATTTTTTCGCCTCTCATTATTTCACTCCAATCTGTAATTTATCCCCTCCACCAACCCTCACCCGATCACCACCATCCAAAGCCGGGAGGTTGTCAGATTCAGCGGCGGCAAGGTAAAACCTTTTAAAATCATTAACAAAAAATGACGTATTTTCTACTTTAAAATTGCGGCAAAGATTTTCCCAGCCAAACCGGCGAACGTATGCCGCTGTTGAAGCATCGGAAAATTTTGGTTCGTCGATGTAGCCCCTAACCCTAATTTGTGTAATTATTATATGCGCTTGGAGTTCTGCCTTTTTGCCGTCGTCTGTTTCCGCCCTGCTGATGATATCCGCTGGAAGTGGCATTTGACCCCAAAATTTCCACTCTTTCACAAGCCGGACTTTTGCCCGGTTAAACTGCTCTGTTGTTATCATATTGCACAGCGCTTGATAGTAGCCAGTTTGCATAACCTCGTCGCACTCAGCCCTGAAGATTGCGGATAGCTCTATAAGGCCTTTTAGAAAATCAGCTTTATCCAGCATTGTCGGCCTCCAGTTTTCCTAAATAGGCAAGTGCTTTTTCGCCTGCAGCCATATTTCGCTCGATTAGTTGTATATTTTTAGATTTATATGGCTTTTTGCCATTCCCGTTATTTTCATAATCAGCGAGAATATTCGTGAACTTAATCAGCCCGTTTTTCCCTTTAACCCTCAATGATGCCAAAGATAAAAGATTTGATTTCCAAAAGTCACTATCAAAAGTAAACATTACAACTTTTTCAATTAAATCATTGGGGTATTCGTCTATCCGTGAAAGTTTGTGAAGAGTTTCGGCCCATTTCTGAGCGTTAAACTGTAATTTTGCTTTTGTGTGCTGTTTTTTCTTTTGGTAAAATCTAGTGGCTAGGTCTTGAAAAAATTTGGGGGGTTCTTTTTTAATTTTAGGATTAGGATATGGATTAGGTTCTATAGGATTTATAGTAGTGTCCCCTGATCTGTCCCCTATCTGTCCCGTTTCTGTCCCGTTTCTGTTCTGGCCAGTCTGTAAGGTGCTAGGATTAATCAATCTTATCTGTTCCTTATCTGTCCCCTTTCTGTCCCTTATCTGTCCCCTTATCTGTCCCTTTTGGTTCTGTTTTT